TGGAAAAAGTATATTTGATATAGTAGCAAGCACATTTAAGTATATAGATAGTTATGGCAATCCAGATATTATATTTTTAGATTTACCAGATCTAAATAGATTCTATGCATTAAACTCAGACAACAGTCATGAACTTGATAAGCCTATGGGTCCTCAAGAATTATTCTATGCACTAAATGAAAATTATAGACATTCTTTAGTAAAAAGAGAAACCACTGTATCTATGTTTGTTCATACCTTAGCAATATATACATATCAGTATTTGATGTTTTTAGAAGTATATTGCAAATCACACAATATAGAGTTATATATATTTTCATACGTCAGAGGCACTGATGCATTTTTAGAATTATGTAACTTAAATAATTACTATAGCACCACTGGTCCAGAAGAATTGGCAAAGATTGAACAAGAAGTTTTTGAATATAGCAATAGCCATAAAGACGATAAGTTTACAATGGTAGCAAGAGATGGTAGACATTACGGCACAGCGTTTCATTATGTATGGGCAAACATGTTATATGATTTACGCAAGAAGGTAAATAATGTCAACTGAGCAAGATTTGGTGCAACATTTAGATCAGGTAAACAAAGTTGTTGAAGAATATTTAAAGGGAAATGATCCTACAAGAATATCTAAACAACTTGCAATACCAAGACAACAAGTGGTTAGTTTAATTAATGAGTGGAAAGTTATGGCTTCCGCTAATGATGCAATTCGTGCACGAGCAAAAGAGGCATTGGTTGCAGCAGATACTCATTACAGCAAGTTAATAACAAAGGCTTATGAAGTTATTGAGGATGCAACAACAAGTGCTAACTTAAATGCTAAGAGTCAAGGAATTAAGTTAGTCTTAGATATTGAATCTAGAAGAATTGATATGTTACAAAAAGCAGGGCTTTTAGAAAATAAAGAACTGGCAGAAGAAATGGTACAAATAGAAAGAAAACAAGAAGTGCTTATGAACATATTAAAAGATGTTGCTTCTGAGTATCCACAGGTTCGTGATGAAATCATGAGACGACTTTCAACTATTGCTAGGGAAAGCGAAGTGGTTACAGTTGTCCATGATGTTTGATGACTTTTTAGAAGTATTAAAAGATAATCCATTTGAAGAAATCCCAGTAGATGCTAAAACATTTATTGAACATGAAGATTACTTAGGACAACCCGCACTATCTAAAATTCAGTATGACATAGTTGAGGCTATGAGCCAGATTTATAGAAAAGAAGATTTGATAGAATTATTGGGTGAAAAAGAAGGTACAGAATATTATAACAAGTACACTAAAAATGAAATCATTCTTCAGTTAGGTAAAGGTAGTGGTAAAGATTTTACTTCTACAGTTGCTTGTGCTTATATTGTTTATAAGTTACTTTGTTTAAAAGATCCCGCTAAATATTTTGGTAAACCATCAGGAGACGCTATTGATTTAATTAACGTTGCTATTAACGCACAGCAGGCTAAGAACGTTTTCTTTAAAGGTTTTAAAACTAAGATTGAAAAGTCTCCATGGTTTATAGGAAAGTTTTATGCAAAGGCAGATAGCGTAGAGTTTAATAAATCTATTACAGTTTATTCTGGACATTCAGAAAGAGAGTCACATGAGGGCTTAAATCTTTTGCTTGCAGTGCTTGATGAGATTTCTGGTTTTGTTTCTGAAGTTGGCACAGGAAATGAACAAGGAAAAACTGCAGAAAATATTTATAAAGCATTTCGTGGTTCAGTAGATTCTCGCTTTCCAGATTTAGGTAAGGTTGTATTGTTATCTTTTCCAAGGTATGTGGGAGATTTTATATCTCAAAGATATGATGATGTTGTTTTAGAAAAAGATGTTATTGAAAAAAATCATAAGTTTATTTTAAATCCAGCACTACCAGAAGATGAAGTAGGAAATACATTTGATATTTCGTGGGAAGAAGATGAGATTGTTTCATATAAGTATCCTGGAGTATTTGCATTAAAAAGACCAACATGGGAAGTTAATCCGACCAGGAAGATTGATGACTTTAAGTTAGCCTTTTATACAGATCTTGGGGATGCAATGATGCGTTTTGCATGCGTCCCAACCTATTCATCAGATGCGTTTTTTAAGCAGGTAGAAAAAGTTAGAGCCTGTATGACTGGTAGAAACCCTATAGATAATTTTAAAAGATTTGATGAAGCCTTTAAACCTGATCCAGATAAGACCTATTATGTTCACGCTGACTTGGCACAAAAGCATGACAAGTGTGCTGTAGCCATTGCTCACGTAGAAAAGTGGGTTAACGTTCAAGTAATCAAAGATTACGAACAGGTTGCTCCTATTGTTGTTGTGGATGCAGTGGTTTGGTGGGAACCTAAAGTAGAAGGTCCAGTAAACCTATCAGAAGTAAAGCAATGGATTCAAAACTTAAGAAGAACTGGATTTAATATAGGCTTGGTAACATTTGATCGTTGGCAATCATTTGATATTCAAAATGAATTAAAGGCAGTTGGAATGAGAACAGATACTGTTTCAGTTGCTAAAAAGCATTATGAAGATATGGCAATGCTTATTTATGAAGAAAGATTAGTAATGCCTTCAATTGAATTATTGTTTGAAGAGTTAACTGAGTTAAAGATTATGAAGAATGATAGGGTTGATCATCCTCGTAAAAAATCTAAAGATTTAGCGGACGCAGTTTGTGGTGCTGTATTTGGTTCAATTGCCAATACTCCAAAAAGTATTGATTTAGAAGTTGAAGTTCATACGTTTGCAGATAGACCTAAATCAGATAGATCAAAAGAATTGTTTGTTAACAACAATGTTATTAGACCAGAACCACCAAAAGAAGCACTGGAATACCTAGATCAGTTTAAACTAATCTAATAAAATGTTATAATAGTACTATCTCACATTGGGGGTAGTTATTAAATTAATAACTTTAGGACTCTTCGCAGAGCATTCTTTGTCTTTATAGTAGCATCAATACTATTTCTTTCTTGCACGCCACAACAGGCTCAGGCAAATGCAGCACCATGTGATACCTATCAGGTAAACGGTGGAGACCAAGCCTTCTTGATGAATTTAAATACTCCTCTTAAGTGGGGAGAAACTGTTTATACAAATAACATTTATGTAAGTCCAAAGGGAACAATTACTTTTGGCGTAGGAGATTACACATTTTGGACTTTCCCACCAAGTCCATCTATATCAATTGGCTCATGGGATTACCACGCCTTTGCTAATACTCCAGGTGCTCAATGGGATCCAGGTTGGGGTGTAGGAAAAGATTTATACGTAAGGTATGGCTCAACTGCAACATCTATATGTGTTGACTGGAAAGTTATGGTGTGGGGTCAATCATCAGGAGACCCTGTTTATATTAGAATGTTAGCAGAAGTAAATCCAATTAATTATACTTGGACTCCAACTTATCAAGTAAGTTCTAACGCACCAGGAGGTGCAAGATATGGGGCAAGATACGTTCAGAATGGTGAAGTTTTTCCATTAAGTGTTCAAACTATTACAGAGCCACCTGCTCCAAGTCCTACACCAACCCCTATAGCAACTCCTACTCCTACTCCTACCCCAACACCAACACCTACAGAAACACCTACAGAAAGCCCTAGCCCTACTCCTACGCCTACAGAAACACCTAGTCCTGATCCAACTCCAAGTCCAACTCCTGATCCAGTTCAACCAGACCCAAACCCTCAGCCAACATTCGAACCAGAGCCAGTAGTGATAGAGGAACCAGAACCAATAGTGATAGAAGAGCCACAACCAGAACCTGTAATCGAACCTTCACTTGAACCAACTCCTTCAGAAGAAATTATACCAGTAGAGGAAGAAATGGATAATGCAATTGAAGAAATGTTAGTTAATGAAGAAGAAATTACAGATGAACAATTAGAAAACATTGCAGAATTATTAATTGAAAACTATGAAGTAGATGAAGCAATGCCAGTAGCAGATTTAATTGAAGGATTAAATGATGAGCAAACTTTAGAATTTTTAGAACAATTAGATGAAAATCAAATAATTGAATACCGTGAAGGTGTTGAATTAG